ATGCAGTTCCTTGATTACCAAGCCACCAGTTAAGGGAGACGCTACAACCACCCATCAATTCTAACCATATGGAAGCACACTTGAGATAACCGTGACCAGCGGGGGCTTTTTACATCTCTCTACCTGCATACTCACCAGACAGTCACTTCTGTTCTGAGGATACTTTCGATTTAGTGTGCTTCAATATGGCATTACGGGTTTTTACCGTACCTGAACCTTGTTCCACTGCTTCACATTAAAGAAGACTTATGTGGCGATCCTGTGCATTCTCATTACACCATGCCATATTGAAGCACACTGATGGGCTATTACTGAGTTGCCTCGACCCGCACCCTAGTGTCTTATTCCCCTCATAGAGGTTCTTTACAATGCGCTTCAATATAGCAACCGGTTACGATACTCCGGTGTTGCTGCCGCCAGAGAACTCTCAGACCTTCTCTCATGCATTCCAGCAGAAGAGGCGACCGATCAAGCTATTTATTGGTCCGCCCGCCAGGATTCGAACCTGGATTGCCGGTTTAGAAGACCGGTGTATTCATCCCTTATACGACGGGCAGGATGTTCTTGGTAGGACCTTCGGGATTCGAACCCGAGACTGACGGGTTAAAAGCCCGCTGCGTTACCGCTACGCCAAAGTCCCAATGCAATCATTATACAAAGTTTACGCTCAGATGTCAACTGGTAGTAGAAGTAGGATTTGAACCTACGATCTTCACCGTATGAAGGTGCTGCATTAGACCGCTATGCTATTCTACCACAAGATTTTGGTCCCTCCGGGAGGTAACGCTCCTCCGACTCTGCGTTATCAGCACAGTGTTATACTTTTTAACTAAAGAGGGAATCTTTGGAGCGCAGAGAGGGATTTGAACCCACGGTTTTCGGGATTTGCAATCCCGTGCATTGGACCACTCTGCCATCTGCGCATGTTGTTGTTTGGCTCCGGTGGAGAGAATCGAACTCCCACTAATGGTTTTGGAGACCATCGCACTGCCATTATACTACACCGGAAGTGAGCGTCAAGAAATCAAAAAATGAGGAGCAGTTCTAAATTCAGCAAAAAAACCTTCTCTCTGCTTATTCAATTGAGTAGTCACAATTGTTTTCATCTTGTCATAATCGCTCTCGTCAAAATATATGTGTGCCATTTTTGTTATCAAACCAAAAATGGATAAAAACATTTTTTGCTTAAAGTACAACTCTAGATTTTTACCACCAATTAAAAAAAGATAAAACAATTGAGCATGAACATAATGAGCTTTTAATCTTTTCATATCAGTGTAATTGGCTAGGATTTTACTCTTTCCATTTATTGCATTTATGACAGATAGTCTATAGTTTTCTAGAAAGTTTTCTTTATTATTGTACAATCTATCGAATTGGGCAAAGAAAGCTAACAACTGAATTTCTTCTTTATTCGATGAATGTATCATATCATTTTTTACATTTTTTTGTGCATTGGCATATAATGCTGAGCACTTTTTGAACGCCTCTTCATCAGCTTTGCTCATCTTATCTGCTATAGATTTCAGACAGTCTAATCTAAGATCACTCAATTTTCTCATGAATTCATTGAATTTCGCATATTTTTTTGCCATGACATAAAATGTATTTGCGCCTATTCCACCTACCCACTGAGTATTTTTATACTTTTTTGTAGATGCTGCAAACTGACCATTAAATCCAGCTCCGTATCCTTGCGCAAATAGATTAAACTCTAAATTGTATTCTGCTATCTTCTGCTTAGTTTGCGGATCAATGTATTTGGTGTAGTTAAACCAGACTGGAAGTTCCCAATTCAACTTTTCAAAAGAAACAACATCATCTATCTTGAGATCGATTACGCTATCGATGATGTTTTTGGTTTTTGATGGATTGTCCAAAATCGTCGCTAGAAATTTTATGTAAGGATCAGTGTTCTCTGATATCGGTCTTTTGTTGATATCATGAATTTCTTTAACGTGTATGTTACCAGAAATAGTGCTCGGCAACTTTAATGACACTGGAATCAAATTACCAGAGTCCATGTGCTTGCCAATAAACTCTGCATAGTCTGTTCCGCTGACGAAGTTGTTAATCATACTGACATCATCGCCAAACAGTTTAGTGCATTCGTTAATGATTTCTGTTTTCTTAGATCGTCTGACGCAAAATACATCTATTGATGACAGTGTATCTGGCTTTATGGTGTTAGCAAAACCAAAATTTCTTAAAGCCCTCTTCATCAATTCGTCCTTGATCTTAATTGTAAAATCATCACCCTGATCAAGAAAGACGTATTCGTCCATAGAATACTTAAACATTTTTTTGCGTATACACTCTTTGACGACATTGTATACTTTTTTTGCAGTTTCACTATAACTGATTTGTTTAGTGACTTGCGTTTTAGTATATTTAAACTCGTCTTTAACTTTTTCTGTAGGGAAATTCTTTGACAGATATTTTTGCTTTAATGTAGCTATAGACGATTTTCTTGAAAACAACTCAAAAAACATTGTTGCATGTTCAGACGTTAGTTTCTTGTCATCTTTTGGATAATTTGGATACTCAGCAAAGTAAGCAAATGCCAAACATTGTGCAAGTTCTTTGGTGTCTGCTACAGCCATTTTAGCTTCCTTTGTTTTAGTTTTTCTGAAAATTTACATCTATTTATCTTGTTGGCGGAAGCGGTGTGATTCGAACACACGGAACATTTCTGTTCGACAGTTTTCAAGACTGTTGCAATAAACCGGGCTCTGCCACGCTTCCTATAATACTGGTCGGAGTACAAGGAATCGAACCTTGGACCTCCTGGTCCCAAACCAGGCGCACTACCAGGCTGTGCTACACTCCGAAAATCTTTGGCAGGTCTTGAGAGAATCGAACTCCCACCTACAAGTTCGTAGCCTGTTATTCTATCCGTTGAACTAAAGACCTATTGTATTTGGTGGGTCTTGACAGAATCGAACTGCCGTATCTTCCGTGTAAAAGAAGAGTTCTACCATTAAACTAAAGACCCTAAATCTTGGTGCCGCCACTCTGTTACGATCAGAGTTCTCTGGTTCTTCAGACCAGCGTGAGGACCACCTTCACCATAGCGGCTATATTTATATTGGTTGCGGGACCCGGAATCGAACCAGGATCTAGAGCTTATGAGACTCTTGAGTTACCGTTTCTCTATCCCGCTATAATCTGGCGGTCCCAAGGGGTAACGATCCCCTTCTTCGAGCGTGACAGGCTCGTGTGCGTCCATGAACACTTTGAGACCAAATATTTGGTAGGCTGGGTCGGGCTCGAACCGACGACTAACCGATTATGAGTCGGCTACTCTGACCAACTGAGTTACCAGCCCTTTACCATTTAGTTTGCTGACATCTTATGAACTACGTTAACCCGTAGTTGTTTGCTTTTCATCTCACCGACTTATTTTAGGTAGCTACTCCGTTTTTCGTCAGAGAGAACTGCGTGTTGCTTGTAAGGTACCATCCACAACATAGACAACGCACTGACCTGGATCGCACAGGTATTTTCGATATCAGCAAACTAAATGGTATCACCACCGGGAATCGAACCCAGATCAGCCGCTTATCTGGCGCTACGGGGTATAAATCCGCTGTTTTACCGTTAAACTATGGTGATACGATTTTCTTGGTGGGTTCTGATGGTAACGCTCCACGAGGCAACTTCCTTACAAAACAATGCCAACGGATTTACAGTCCGCCGTAAGGGGCAGAACCCAATTATTCTTACCATATTGAAGCACACTATGCAATTAAACCTTTGCAATGCCATTGCTGATTCGGGTTCGAACAATGCGCTTCAATATGGTACCCTTACGGAGAATCGAACTCCGATTACCAGAATGAAAATCTGGCGTCCTAACCGTTAGACGATAAGGGCAAAACACTACGCTACTTTTTAAAGATCGGTGCTGATTTCTCAGCGTTGAAGACAGTATACATCAGAATCAGCACACTGTCAAGAGCTTTTTGAATTCTTGACTGATTTAGTCAGTCAGTCTTTCCTTCTTCTTTCTCTCACTCAACAGACACAGTATACATTGAATGATGCTGATCCGTCAAGAGTTTTTTTCGTCTTGTCTCTTTTTCACAACAATAAAAAAAGAGGCTTCTTTGAGCCTCTTTCTTGTTTTGGAGTCTTGAAGACTCTTCAGTCAGAATTCGGCTTGAACTTCAACATGCTGCCCTTCAGTGATCCTATCAGGAACAATGCGGCTAGCCACTCATAGAACCCATATTGAATGTCAGTTGTGAAAAGAGTATTTATACTCCAGATCAGCAAAAGTGGGCTGACAATTGCAACAATTAGCGCAACAATCAAAATCATAGCTGCTGTGGTTTTGTTCATTGTGTTTCCTTAGTTCAAGTAGTCATCGTCATAAAGTTCATCTTCGTCATAGTTCTTCGGATCGAATCGCTTCAACTTGTCACGCGCTCTCATTTTTTCTTTGGCACTTTCATCCATGCGCTTCTTCTTAGGGCGAAAATCATCTTCTTCGTAATAGTATTCACGAAATCCCTTGCGTGTCTTATCTTTTGCCATAGTCCTTTACTCTTCTTTTTCTCCTGGAAAAAATTCGGGAAACGCTTTCTTTACGTAGCGTTTTGTGATGCCTTTGTATTCAAGTTTCTTGTCCTTGATTTGAATGAGTAGCTTTGCTTCTTGAGGCGACAAACTCTCCAACATTTCAATGAACATTGATTCTTTCTTAGCTTTCGTTAGATTACTCGTTGATCCTTTGATGAAGTAATGCATCTTCTTCAACTCTCGTGGAAGACGATTATAGCCCCAATTCTCTGGCATGTCAAGTTTCTTGTAAGGCGGCGCACCCGCTGGCAAGTCAATCTGAATGCCGTCAACGAACACTAGCTGTATCGCAGCCTTGAAGTCTGGTCTTAGTCTAGAAATCGCTTGCATCGCGACTGGTCGATCTTCATTAGTCAAGTCTGAAACATGTTGCATGATTTCAGGTAGTGACATTTTACTAACGTCAATTTTAGCCATAGTTGTATCAAAATTCCTGTAGATGTTGAATTAGTTGTTTCATGCGATTCTTGATAAAGTAGTTCATCAGTTTGTCGCGTCCATTTTTTGGAGCAGTGTCATACGCACTAAGAATCTTTTCTTGATACTCATCTGGTACTTTGCTCAAGTCAATAAGCATTTCGTTTCGCTTGACATTCCTAAGCATAGTTGAGTCACAGAATGACTCAAAGTCTTGTTCCAACCAACTATTTAGCTTTTTCTCGGTGACTGGTTTTTGTCGTGCGTCTGACACAAACGTGTCATCATTTGAGAGAATGTTCGGGATGCCGTCGCCACGATCACCGCGAATGATGTGTTCCTTGAGAAACTTTTCTGGATCATCAGCCCGAAGAAACTTCTTAGCCATTGGGCTGTATTGTTCTACGTTGACGAACTTCTGTAGCTGCATGAAGTCTTTGTCGCTGGATAGGATTAGAATCTTCTCTGTAGATGCAGACTTCAGTAAAACGCCATGCTTGTTGCAGAACGTAGCGATGATGTCGTCAGCTTCAGTCTTGTCAACTTGAACGACTTTGTAGGGCAAGTTTTGCTTCAATTCATCGCGAATTCGATTGAGAATTTCAAAGATCGCGTTCCAGTCGAAAGCAGACTCTTCACGAGCTTTCTTGCGACTTGCTTTGTAATACGGGAACATGTCTTTGCGCCAATACTTCTTATCATCTGCGCAGATGATCATCTCACCGTAAGTTTGGCTGAACTTGACATTGAAACTGCGCAGAGTGTTTATCACCATGTGCCGAATCAGATTCTCGTCTAAAGACTTCAGCACATCTGGCTGCATCATCAGATTTGAAATGAGAACTTGATTTAGATCAACGAGAATCATTTTTACTTAGCCTTTATGCTTCAACACGAGCAATAAGTGTATCAGAGTTCAGCCGACCTGTCAACTGAGATTCTTTAGTTGTTAGTGTGTTCATTAGTTGGCGAAGTTTGATTTTACCCGCTTTCATGAGTACATCAATAGTTTCTTGTGGCTTGCGCAGTTTTTTCGCAACAGATTTTTCTTGATCAAAATTAGTGAGAGTCATTCCCTTGACTGAAAAGCCACGACCGTCGCTTGAAAAGTATACTCCAAGCATGCGAGTTTTGGCGTTGTAGACCCACGCTTGAGTCGCACCAATCAATCGTTCTGGGCGTAAACTCTTGAGTTTAGTTTCTGGATCTTCTTCAAGATACGATACTTTCGCCACCAGAACACTAGCTGGTTTTTCCTTTTTCTTACGAGTCTTACGAACCGGTTTGTTTGCGATAGCTCCCTTGTTCGCGAAAGAAATGATGCCATCTACAAACTCCTTCAGTCTCCGTAGTTCAGGCTTGGTGAAATTCGAATATGCTTCTTTATATTGAGGATCATTAGAAGTCATCACATCAGCAAGATGCGCAGATCGCTTGATCATGATGTCGCAGATTTTATTCAGCACGACAGAAGACAGCTTTTTTGCGTTGAAATAGTTTTGGAGATCAATGTTGCTCTTGCATCGTGATGCGACGAAATCGTCAATCAAGCCTTCAATGTCACCGACTTCTTCTCGTGCTTTGTCCAAGATCCTGTCTTGAATTGACACTTTCTTTTGAATCGGCTGCGCAACGACTTCTTCAACTGAATCTAGTTGCTTGTTTTGCTTCGCGAAGTCAATGACTTTCTTGTATTCGCGCATGAAAAAATTCTTCGAACTCTCATCCGGCTTATATCCACAAGCAGAAATCATGCGGGCAATCCAACCGAGTTGCCGCACGATTTTGTTCTCTGGAACACTCTTGACTAGTTCAATCTCTTCTTTTGGTCGCTTGGCTAGCTTGATGTAGTCAAGCACGAACTCTTTCGCGTCTTTGTTGTTGAAAGAGTAGCTGTACCAATTCAGAGCATTACTGAGTGTCGGTTGCTTGTTGGGATCAGTCCACGTAGGTTCTGGTCCCATCATTGAAGGATCAAGTGCAGTCAACTTCCTCATCATCTTCCTCTAGTTCATCGTCAAACAGTGAGAATTGAATCTTCTTCACAGAATCGAGGCGGAATGATCGCCATCCGTTCGCCTCGACGTCCCATACAGATAAGACACCAAGATTTTCTTTGCGAGTCTTGTCTGTCTTCTTTTCGTATGATTGTATTACATTCTCATCAAGAGTGCAATACATTTTTCGCATCGACCCATCAGTCTTTTGGAACGTCACCTTCACTTTGTTTGTTTTTAGAACGTCCAGTAAAAATTTTCGTAGATCGTTCAAATCTGTCTTTTCCATCTTGATATGCTCCTTCAGTGTTCAAGTATTCATAAAGGTCGCGAAGACCTCCGATGTATTTTGCTCCATGGTATATTTGAGGAACCGATTTCACTCCTGGTACAAGTTTTTCTAGTTGTCTGAGTGTGTAGTCTCTGCCATAAATGAACAGACGATACTCTACTCCGAATGAGTAGAGAACGAATTCTGCTTTGTCACATGCTGCGCTGTTTTCTGCTCCGTATACGAAAAACATTATGGTTCGATGCGATAGGACGTGGTGATCTTGATATGTGCTCCAGGATGTCGCTTCGTTGTGATTGTACGATGCCTTCCTTGAAACTCATACACGACTGTGTATCCTTCAATGACTGGACGAGTCACAAATTGACTCTGCCGCTCACACTTTTGCTGTTCAACGTAATGAATTTCGCTCCTGTATTCGACTACAGTGTATCGACGATCACCAGCGAATGAATTGCCTACAGCAGCGCCTAAGAATCCACCCGCTGTTCGTGAGCCATCTCCACCATGAAATAGTTGACTTCCAATGACAGCGCCGACGATCATGCCAAGAGCTGGATTGCCCTGCTCGATGACTTCGCGATAAACTGGCACACGCCGCTCAACTGGAACTGTCACGATTGTGCAAATCGGCTCACTCAATTCATAAGAACTGAACATGCGCTCAATCGGAGTGACTGAGATAACTGGAGCATAGACAACATCTTGTTGCGAAAGTGCAACAGAGCTTGTCAGCAGCAGTGCTATGGATGAAATTAGTGTCTTGAACTTCATGATTTGATACCTCTCTAATGTGTATATAGTCTATCGCATATGCTGAAAGAAGTCAAGAACAGTGTTGTTATAATGCATCATTAGAAAGTTTTCTTGAACACTCTAAACATGAGCGGAGAATCTTCAGCTTCTGCTGCGCGATCTTCATTTTCGCATGCCATGTCCATCTCAAATTCGCTTGGATAGTGTCTCAGCAGCGATCTAGCCCGCTGACGAATATCTTTTGGAACTCGCGGTGTTTCTTTTGGATCCATCAAGTCAATCAAAAACTTTCTAGTTCTGTTGATAGATGATGTTCTTTCAAATGGTAATGTCATATCGGTCAATCCCAAAGTGCTTGAAAGTAGACTCCGAATAATCGAAGCCCGTTTCTGATTCTATCTTCGTGTCTCTGCACAGCTTCGTAGTCAACTTTGTAAGTGTGCTTAGGTCCGTCTACCATTTCGTAGACGACTTCACCATTATACAGCTTTTCTGACTTCTTTGTTTTCCAATCAATCTCGCCAGTAGAGTATTGAGACTGCCAGTCTACGTCTGGCTGAAGTTGCTCAAAAGCCCAAATCATCTCACCGAGAACCCAATCCCACCGAGCATGAATGTCACACTCACCCTCTTTGATCTCGTGTTCTTGATAGAACTCAAACGTCATCTGAGCATCATAATCTTCAGTAGTTGTCGCACGAAGATGTGATGGAACGTCTTCTAGATCAACAAATGCAGAGCCGTGCTTCGTGGCTTTCAACTGCTTCAACATCGGCAGAACAATCATCGCTAAAGTAGCATCCATGCTCCAAGTATCATACTTATCAATGCGAATCTTTACTTTGCGCTTCTTGAATTTGTCTAGCCAGAGAAGAAACTTGTACAGACGAGAGTCTTTGCCGATGTTGTTGCCTTCGCCGTCGTCTTTGTATCCAGCAAGCCATTCACCAAAAGTGTGCACCCATTCTGGCTTATTGTAAGTTCCATACTTATCTGGCTGCTTCTTCACCCAGAAACAGAGTGCTTCAGCCAACTGATAAGGACCGAAATAATTACGATATGGACCAATTACGACCTTCATAAAATTCTTTCAGCTTGTTGTAATGCAACATTACTTGATGTGGAATCACGTTTCCATATTGTTCTATGACTTGCCTTATCTCTGCAAACATAGCACGACACAATTTCATTTCTGCAATAATTGCAACGTCTTCAGTCTTCATAGCTTGTTACAAACGCCTTCATTTTGTGTGAATCATTCCAGTCTTGTGCGTATTCATTGTCCTCATCACACATCGCTAAAACTTCTTCTCTACTTACAACACGATGAGACAAAATCGTTTCATCTAGATGTTTCTGAGAGAAATCTTTTGCTTCTTGCATCACTACAGTATCAAGTGCCCAGTCTTCTTTGCCTTCAGGCACTTCGACAACATATCGCATCCTAAACGTAGACACAGCTTCGACAAGAACTAGTTTCTTCGTTGTCTTCTTCGTGAGAGTGTAAGAGCCGTCCGCGTTTTCTTTCCACTCAATTGTGTCACCCTCTTTCCAATCTACAGCATCAAGAACTGCGTCTGGAAGTGTGATAAAATATCCCATCTCATCGCTATATTCAACTGTGACTGTATGCTGCATGAAAAACTCCTGTAAATCTGCGTTTAGATGAACATATCATAACACTGTTCGCATGGAATGTCAAGCGATAAGCATGCGAATCAATCCTGTCGTGTCTATCGTGACTAGGAGCAAGTAGTTGGCTAGCATGCCGAACGACTTGCGGGTCCATGCTGCCCACGCATACATCATGCATCCAGCAATCCAAAAAGGATACAGAACGATCAGCGGAGGATTCGGTACAGTCAAAGCCATAGAAATTGCGCATCCGATAGAGATTGCCCAAGCAACGACTTCAACACAAAATCTAATCTTATGTGATCTAAAATCTTCTAATATCCATTCGAAATTTTTAAATATAAATTTCATTATGATGATTCCATTCTTTCTTTTAATTTTTTGGCGTGAGATGCACTTATATTTTTCAAATTCATCATTATTAAATTGCCATGCGTTTTTACAACACGATCAGATAAATTATCTAACATAAAATCTAGTCTACTTGAGTACACAAGAGGAAGAAATCGAATGTTATGAAATCCAAAAGTTGGATAGCGATATACATAGGACTCTGACGAAAAGTGACTTGCTATAGATTCGCTAGGAAAATGGATACCATGCTTTGATTCTAATTCTGGCCTGAGTCTTTGACATATGTGAAGGTCTTCTGGAAACTTATCATAATCGTCATAAG